GGGATCAAACAGGCGACAGTTTGTTATTGACCGTCCTAATATAGCAAATAACTTCGACGATTCTCCGCTTGGGATTTCTGTCTATGCCAACGCCATTGATGTGCTGAAGGGCGTGGATGTAGCCTATGACAGCTATGTCAATGAGTTTGTTCTTGGGAAAAAAAGAATCATGGTCAAGCCTTCTGCAACAAAAGACCTTGATGGAGAACCGTTTTTTGACCCAGATGATTTGGCTTACTATGTGTTGCCGGAGGATGTTAAGGACGGGGCAGTCATCACTCCAATTGATATGACTCTCCGCACGGCAGAGCACAACACGGGCATACAAGACCAACTTAACCTGTTGTCCAGCAAATGCGGATTTGGGGAAAACCACTATCGCTTTGACCAGGGCAGTGTGGCAACGGCAACCCAAGTTATCAGCGAAAACTCCACAATGTTCCGAACGATCAAGAAGCACGAAATTATCTTAGAGCAAGTTTTGATTGAGTTATGCCGGATTGTTCTCCACTTGGGCAACACGGCCATGAATGCCGGACTGAATGAGAATGTGGAAATTTCTGTTGATTTTGATGACAGTATTATAGAAGATGACCAGACTAATTTTTCTCGTGATATGCAGATGTTGAGCGCGGGCATTATGAACGACTGGGAGTACCGCATGAAGTGGTACAACGAGGACGAGGCCACGGCAAAGAAGATGCTTCCAAAGATGGAGGATATGACAACGGAAGGGGAGAACGAGATTGAATGAAATACCCATTCTCTCCCGAAGTCCTGGATGCCCTTCCCGAAGAGCTGGCCGAGCTGTATCGCAGTCTGGAAACCACCCTGCTGGATGAAATATGCTCCCGGTTGAATCTGGCCGAACAGCTAAACGAAGTCACCGTACAAGACATCAAGGTCCTTCGTTCCCACGGTATCAGTCTGGCGGAAATCGAAAAAGCCATCCAGCGCACATCCAATATCTCCAAACGGGAGCTGGACAAGCTACTGAACGATGTGGTGGAGCGCAATCAACAATATTACCGAGAGGTCATGGACCTTGCGGGTATAACGGCACCTGAGACGCTGGTAAGCGCTGCTGACATTGCCGCCATCATGGCGCAGGCGCAGCGGGAGATCGGCAACCTGACCCGCTCCATGGGCTTTTTAGTGGACAATGGGCGGACGATGCTGGATCCGGCTAGGGCCTATCAATGGGCTCTGGACAATGCAGAGATGCAGGTCATGAGTGGTGCAATCTCCTATAATCAGGCCATTCGGAGCGCCGTGAAGCAGCTTGCAGACAGCGGCATCAAGATTGTGGATTATGAGAGCGGACACCGGGACCATATTGACGTAGCGGCCCGCCGTGCGGTGATGACGGGCGTATCCCAGCTCTGCGCCAAATATACAGAGCAGAGCGCAGAATATCTGGAGACGCCATACTTTGAAGTGTCAGCCCACATTGGAGCACGGGACACCGGTGTATTGTGGCAGAACCACAAAAGCTGGCAGGGGAAGGTCTACTCCACCAGAGCCGGGGACATCTACCCAGACATCTACGAGGTGTGTGGGCTTGGACTGGTGGATGGACTGGAGGGTGCAAACTGTCGGCATATCCGACATGTGTGGGTGGAGGGCGTGTCTGAGCGCACTTACACCGATGAAGAACTTGCCCATATTGATGACGGACATGACGTGACCTATCAGGGCAAGCATTACACGGCTTATGAGGCCACACAAAAGCAGCGCCAAATTGAGCGCACTGTCCGCAAGCTGAAGCGAGAGCAGGCCGCATATAAGGCTTCTGGGCTGGAAGAGGATGCCAAAACGGTAACAGCCCGTATCCGACGGCTGAATAAGGAATACAAGGCATTCAGCGAGGCGGCGGGGCTGCCGTTGCAGCGGGAGCGGATGCGTGTACTGTACAAAGATAATACATCGACACAGACGGCGATCCAAAAGGTTCCTCCACAGGTTAAAAAGAACTACGCTGATGTCACAGAGAAGTGGAAGGCGACTGCAACCCCTGGCAGCCATGCTGTACAGGATCTCCAGGAGTACACGGTCAATGGAGTTACTTATAAAGTTGATGGACACAATGTTGTGCTGGATTACAGCCCGCATGAAAAAGAAATTGCCGAACTTCTTGAACGAGAGTTCGGCGGGGAGATTTACATGGTGCCGAGGGTTAATGATCCACAGGGGGTGTCTACACCGGATTACCTGTTCCGAGGATCAAGGTTTGACCTAAAATCCTTGAAAAGCGGAGGGAAAAATGTATTTTATAACGTCGTTGCTAAAAAATCAGCGCAGGCCGATAACTTTATTTTCGACCTTACCGATTGCCCACTGAATGACAAGGAAATCACAAGGCAGACTGAACTTCTGTTCAGTTCCACACATACGAAATTTATTGATACCATAGTTCTTTTGAGAAATGGGGAAATCATTAAAATTCTGAAAAGAAACAAATAGAGCCGACCGCAGCCCAGCCGCCATAGGCGGGTTTCGGGGGCTACGACCAACTCTATTCTTGCTTATTATATACCACATCCACACAGAAAATGCAAGCATCTTTCAGTAATTCATGGCCGACGGGCCTTAAACGGCACCCGACGGGGTGATGAATAAACGGAGGTTAATACAATGAGCGAACCTATCAATAATCCTACTCCTACCCCGGACCCTGCGCCGGAGCCCGCCCCTGAGAAGACCTTCACTCAGGCGGAGGTTGACACCTTGATTGGTAAACGGCTTGCAAAAGCCATGAAGGGAATGCCCAGCGAGGATGAACTGACTGCTTTCCGCACATGGAAAGACGGGCAGGACGGTGAGAAAGAGCGCTGGGACAAGCTGACCGGAGAGCGTGACACGCTTGCAGGGAAACTGACCTCTACAGAAAGCGAACGAGACCAGTTGAAGCGTGAGCTGTATGTCTTGAAGAAAGGCATTACAGGCGAAGAGGCCGAGTTCATTGCATTCAAAGCCGCAAAGATGGTGGATGACAAAACCACCTTTGAGCAGGCCGTGGATGCGCTTACTGCTGACCGAAAGAAGACTACCTTCGATTGGACCGCCCCTGTGGGCGGCGGCAGCAAGAAAACAGGAGAAAACGACGTGATGAACGCCCTTATCCGGGGCGCACTGAAATGAAAGGAGAACCTAAATGGCTGTTGATATTATTGACAGAAGTAAACTTTCCGGGCTTATCCCCGAGCCTGTGACCCGTGAGATTATCCAAGGAGCTGTGACGGAATCCGCCGTGCTGCGGATGGCCCGCCGACTGCCCAACATGACCAGCAAGACGCAGACCCTTAATGTGCTGGACGCACTGCCTACCGCCTATTTTGTAAACGGTGAGGCTACTACCGGAACAGCAGACTCTAAGGCATCTCTGAAGAAGACCACCAACATGGCGTGGGACAAGAAGAAAATTTACGCCGAGGAGATCGCCGTAATCGTGCCCATCCCAGAGGCAGTGCTGGACGATTCCGACTACGACATTTGGGGCGAGGTGCGGCCCCGCCTCCAAGAGGCATTCGGAAAGGTTATTGACGCCGCCATTCTCTATGGTACAGACAAGCCCACATCCTGGCGTGATGGCCTAGTTCCTTCTGCTACTACTGCAAGCGCTGTTGTGACCGCTACCAGCGATATTTTCAAGGACATCATGGGCGAGGGCGGCGTGATCGCCAAGGTGGAGGAGAGCGGCTATATCCCCAACGGTGTGATGGCCGCCATTCAGATGCGTGCAAAGCTCCGCGGACTGGTGGATAAGAACGGCCAGCCAATCTTCAAGACCGATATGCAGGGCGACACCCGCTATGCGCTGGATGGTATGTCTATGTACTTCCCTGTGAATGGCGCTTACGACCCGGAGGAGTCCCTTGCCATCGTGGGCGACTGGAGCCAGCTGGTCTACGCCATTCGGCAAGATATGACCTTCAAGATTTTCGATAGCGGCGTGGTACAGGACCCCACTACGGGAAATATCCTATATAACCTGATGCAGAACGACATGGTGGCCCTCAGAGCCGTTATGCGTCTTGGCTGGGAGATCCCTAATCCCATCAACGCTTACAACGCCGGGCTAGAAAACGCTTTCCCGTTTGCTGTTTACGCACCGGCGGGGGAATGAGCGCGCGCCTCTCGGGGCTGACGATTGGCGCGCTGACACTTACTCCGACGTTTGACCCGGATACGACGGAGTACACAGCCACAACCACAAACGCAACAAACACAGTGACCGCCACACCGGAGGATGATGGCGCGACCGTTACCATCCTGAATGGAGAGACGCCTATTGACAACGGTACGGCTGCAACCTGGGTTGATGGGGCAAACACCGTGACCATCACTGTGAAAAATGGAACGGCTCAGAAGGTATATACCGTGACTGTGAACAAAACCACCGCATAAGGAGACCACCTGATGGCTTACGCAGATTTTGAATATTACGCAAATACATATCTTGGTACAGCCATTGAATACAACGATTTTTCACGGCTTTCCCTGCGTGCAAGTGCATTTTTGGATTACTACACGCAGGGAAGGGCGGCCAAAAACGCAGAGTTGGACGCGCTGAAAATGTGCTGCTGTGCTATCGCGGAACAGTACCAGTACATTGATACTGCCAAGGCCCTGGCGCAGAAATCCATTACCTCATCTTTGGAAAACAACGGAGAACTACAAAGTCAGACAGTGGGAAGCTGGTCAAAGACCTACCGGAGCGGCGGGGACAGCGCACAGCAGGCATTGTCCTCCGTGCAAGCGGCACAATCTGCCCTTACGGCTATTGCCCAGCAGTATTTGGCCGGCACTGGCCTTCTCTACCGCGGAAGGGGGTGCTGCTGTGGATATGTTCCCCCATGTGGTGACGATCTATAGCGTCTACACCGAAACTGATTTGTCCACATTCGAAGATGTTACGGTCAATCACATTACCGTTCTAAATGGCGTTTTGTTCGATGCATCCAAAGGCAGAAATGTAACCCGGAGTGGCTTGGAAGGCGCGGATGCAGTCAATCTTTACATTCCATTTTCCGTGGAAGCAGTGGACGGTGTGACGGGAAAAAAGAGAGAGTATATTGACCCGCTGACTTTCTGGCGCATGGATGACAAAAGCGGCTACTGGACACTTTCTGTAAAAAACCAAAACTGCTTTGTAGTTAAAGGAAGGGCTGTACACCCAGACTGGAGTGTGCAGAAGATTGAGTCTATGTATAACGATGTGTACGACATCACAAAGGTAGACGAAAAGGATTTCGGCGGGGAGATGGCCCATTTTGAAGTGGGGTGTAATTGATGCTGAAATTCAGTGTCCACACCGGGGGGCTGGATTCTCTCCCGGATCGTCTGGCAAGTGCATCCGAGAAGGCGGAACACACTGTTGCCATTCAAGTGCAGAAGGATACCTCCCCCTATGTCCCGTTCCTGACCGGTTCCCTTAATACACGGACAAGGGTAGATGGTTCCAAGATTATCTACCACGGTCCATATGCCCGCTATCTCTACTATGGGAAATTGATGGTGGACCCGGCGACTGGTAGCAGTTATGCGGCAAAGGGCGCAACAAAGGTTCTGACGGACAAAAACCTTGTATTTAACAAGGCAATGCACTCGCAGGCACAATCCCATTGGTTTGAGGCCAGCAAGGCGGAGAACCTCGATAAATGGATTCGGGTGGCAGATAAGGCGGTGAAACGTGAACTCTAAGAACGAAAAGCCCCGCATGTTGGTGGCAGCCGAGGAAGTAGATAAAATCTCTCGTTCTATGTCGATTTGGGTCAATACTTTTCCAGAAAGCCCGGTATCGTTGATCCGGTACGAGTTTTTGAACGTTGACAAAAAAACAGGCGACGAAACCGCTATGGCCCTCTCCACCATCCAAGGAACCTATATAACAAAGCGATTCATCCTGGGTGGATATCAGGCGGAGTACCAATTCAAACTGATTTATCGCATAAAGCCTGGCGAGAGCAACGACAAACGCTTGGAGGCGGACGAGCTACTGAACCACTTCGGCGACTGGGCAAGAAAAAATCTCCCTGATTTGGGAGAGGAAATCCGGGCGCTCCGAGTGGAGCCAACAACGCAGTCCTCTAAGTTCGCAGCTTACGAAGATGGATATGAGGACTACCAAATTTTGATGAAGCTGACCTATGAAGTCGGCGTTTGAAAGGAGTAGAAAAATGCCTGAATCTGATCTGACATTTAACACCACAGCAGGGCAAACCGTAGCCCGCGAACTGCTAATTGCATACCTAAACACTGCAACAACCACGCCTGAAGATACGCCTGAATGGTTCCCCGTCGGCAAGCGGGTGGAGGACAGCTCTATTGAGTTCGACTGGCAAACGGAAACTAAGGTGGACATCTTTGGAGATACCTATACTACGGGAAAAAAGGCCACCCGCACCCAGACCTTCGACCCTTGCGAGCTGGACGGAGCAGACAAGGCCCAACAGAAAATCTGGAATTTGGCTATCAAGGACAACAACGTAAATGCATTGCTTAACCAGGACATGCTGATTGTCCACCTTTATGCAGGGACAGCAGGCACTGCAGTTTTTGCCGAGCGTTTTTCTGCCTGCTCTGTTCTTCCTTCCGGTCTCGGCGGCGGAGGCGGCGGCTCTATTGGGATGCCTATCGATGTGATCTACGGCGGCACTCGCACAACCGGAACGGCGGCTATTTCTGGCAAAACAGTGACTTTTACTGCAGATGGTGACGAATGATGAAAGAACTGAACTTTGACTCCGGGCTCGTTACATACGCCTTGAACGGCAAGTGCGAGGTCTCTTTTAACCCCACCGACAGCAATTTTGTGGAGCGGCTGTATTCCGCCTTTGAGGATTTGGACAAGAAACAGGAGAGCTACAAGGCCCAGATTGAGAAGATGGCGGACAAGAAGGAGATTTTCGAGTTCGCCAGAGAACGAGACGTAGAGATGCGCGGTATTATTGACGGCGTATTCGAGGCTTCCGTCAGCGAGGCGGTGTTCGGCGGGATGAACGTCTACGCCATCGCCAATGGCCTGCCGGTTTGGTGCAACCTCATGATGGCAGTGATGGATGAGATTGATACGACCTTTGCGAGGGAGCAGAAAGCTACGAATCCACGCATTGCGAAGTACACGTCAAAATATCAGAAGTACCAGAAGAAGTAAGAAATGGAGTGCGGCATGGGCTACGGACTACCAAAAAGCGTTGAAATAGACGGAGAAGACTTTGCGATCCGCTATGATTTCCGGGTGATTTTGGACATCTTTGAGGCAATGAATGACCCAGAGCTGAACGACCAGGACCGCGCCCTTGCCGTGCTCCAAATGTTTTATGTAGATTGGGAACAACTGACGGATTATGACGCGGCTATTAAAGAGTGCATCATGTTCATCAATGGCGGGCAAGAAGAGCATGTGGGGAAGAAAGCTCCAAATCTGGTTTCGTGGGAGCAGGATTTTCCGTATATCGTGGCCCCGGTAAACCGCGTTTTGGGTTACGAGACAAGGACGGTCGAGTATGATCCCATAACAAATACAGGTGGCGTTCACTGGTGGACTTGGCAGTCGGCCTACATGGAGATCGGGGACTGCCTCTTCGCTCAGATCGTCGGAATCCGAAGCAAAAAAGCAAAGGGCAAAAAGTTGGACAAATCCGAGCAGGATTTTTATCGAAAAAATAAAGATATCGTTGACATCAAGATTCACTATACCGAGGCCGAGAATGACCTTGTGAAGATGTGGACAAAAGGATAAAAAACCGCCCCCGGAGGGGCGGGAAGTTAAAGGTCAATTTTAACATTTTCGTTTTTCTTTAGATACCGATACATGGATTTTATATTGTTACCGATGGCCGGGTTATTGGTTACATCAAAAACAATGTACTTTGTCTCTTCATCTGAAATATAAGTAAAAATCAAATATCTTTTTTTGCTTTTAATCGTTTTTTTCGAAGCGCTTCCCCCTATAATTGCCCCGAGTGGGCCGAGAAGAACCATCCCCGCGACTGCACCGCCAATGCTTGAAACATATTGCTTTTGTATTTCCGTAGGAGTCATTACAGAAACATCAAGCATTTTAGATGATTCCAGAGTAAATTCCTGCCCGCTTACAAGAAAAGTAATCCGGTTCGGGTTGTACGTGACTTTGCATATGGACCCTTCAGGAATATTAGAAAGTCCACCTACTAATTGTAGTTTCCCGTGTGAGTTAGACAAATAGGGGCGTTCTTTTTGCACATTGATTGAAGAAGAGATCACTGGTTCGCGCTGAGCTTTTTCAGATAAAGTAATATGTTGTCCACCATCCAATTTAACCGGAATATCCAAAGCCTCATCATCTGCGCTTACCGTGATAGAAAAATTAGCGTCAAGTTTCTTCCCCTTAAAGAATGATATGGTGTGCGGTCCCTCTGAAGCAGAGGTAGAAATGGTCTCACCATTTTTCAAAAGGCCAATTGGGATTCCATCTAATTCTACATTAAAAGTTATTCCACAACCCCAGACTGATTTTTCTCGTAAAATAACAATCTTTTTGTCATCCATTTATAACGCTCCTTTTACGGTGGTGATTTTATGGCAGCTGATGGATCTATTATTATCGACACTGAAATCGACAATAAGAAAGCACAGCAAGAGTTAAACAAGCTAAATAAGCAGATAGAATCATTAGAAAGGCAACTGAACGAAAAAAAGCAGGGCAGAATACCCCTTGAAAAGAACTTGGATGCAGTCAGCGCGAAACTGGAAGAGGCACGTAGACAGCTTTCCATGTTAGAAGACGAACAGCGGGCGATCCATGCAGCCATGCAGCCCGGCGCATCTGCGGAAGATTTTCTCGCGGCCTATGCCAATCAAGAAAAAATAAACAATGCACTAAAACAGCAGCAGTCTGAAGTTGCAGCCATAGAGAAAGAGTGGGAATCAGCCAATAGGAAACTTGCGGATTATGATTCAAAGATAGCGGTTATCAATCAAAGGATATCCGCCGCAAAAGCGCAAGCAGGCGGCATACATCAGAATATGGCAAGGACAGGCCCGGCGACTCAGGTAATGGCTGTCGCTATGAATCGGGTACAGAAAAGTGCTGCACGGTTTTCTCTGCGCTTGCGAGAAGTAATTAGGAGTGCCCTTGTATTTACTATTATTTCACAAGGATTAGCCGCAGTGCGGGACTGGATGGGAAAAGTAATCAAGACAAACAGTGAGGCAACCGCTGCGATCGCACGGCTGAAAGGCGCTCTTCTGACCTTGGCACAGCCACTTGTAAATGTAATTATACCGGCATTTACTGCTTTTGTAAATGTTCTGACAAGAGTTGTATTAAAAATTGCTCAGTTATTGTCTGCTCTTTTCGGCACTACAATCGAAAATTCCGCAAATGCTGCAGAAGGGTTATACGATGAAACCGAAGCTATTGATGGCGTCGGTTCTGCAGCCCAAAAGGCAGCAAAATCCCTTGCGAACTTTGATGAGATCAACCAGCTCTCCGCAAATAAAATATCCAATACCGGCGTTTCATCCGATGGTATTAAACCAACGTTTGATTTTGAAAATATAAAGAGTGGTTTTGATGAAGTTCAAGATGCTGTAGAGGCTATAGGCGTTACAATTGCGGGATGGATGGTTTCTAAAGGATTCCTCAATGTTCTAGAAATGCTTACAGGAATAAAAATCCCAGCGAAGATAGGCCTTGGTGTTAGTCTGATCGGGGCGGGAGCTGCACTGGGAGCAGAAAACATCTTGAGTATCCTTAATGAGGAGTATCCTAATGCAAGCCTGCGGTCTGCGATAAAAACAGCTATTTCAGGGTTTATGGCTGGACTTGGGCTTGTAGCGCTCGGAGCAGGGGGGTGGGCAATCCCGGTAGCAATTGCTGTAGCATTTGCTGTTACAGATTTAATTGTAAATTGGGACTTATACAAAGAAATGTGGCAGCATGAACTTGAAGCCGGAAAAGCACTTCTGACGGGAGATATGGAAGACTTCTGGGAAGAAGTATCACAAGCATATCTTACTTGGATGAAAATGGACAACTGGGGAACAAAACTAGGGAAGGCTATTTGGGGGGAGGATGTCTGGAATCAAGCAATAGCATATTTGGAAAACGGTGGAACCATTGATGTAATACTTTCTAGGTTCTGGGGATTAGTTGCGCAATGGTTCTCTGAGCAAGAGTGGTTTCAAGCTGTATTTGGAGGGTTTTCTGGAATCGGGAAAGCGTTTAAGGCGTGGTCTGAAAGCGAGTGGGTTAAAAACATCTCTGAGTGGCTGGAAAAACATACGACATGGTTCGATCCAGAAAAATTTAAAGAGTGGGCCGGGAGCGGCTTCCTTGGAATTAGTAGGGCGCTTTCTGAATTTATTGCGGGTGATAACTGGATAAGAACTATGGCAGCATTTTGGCAAAGCGTTTTAGATTTTTTCAATAGCGAAGAGTGGTATAACGCAGCCAAAAACGGAATTATAGGAATTATTGATTACTTGGCTGAAGAGTTTCCTGGAGAGTGGACTAAGGTATGGAATAATATAAAAGACATTTTCAAAGGAATTATGAACGGGATTATAGGCCAATTCGAGGGATTCATAAATAGAAATATTCGTGGTCTTAATGTATTAATTTCTGGTCTAAATAAGTTGATTGAACTTGCGGGAGACTTACTTGGTTTCCACTTCTCCATCCCGAGCATTCCAGAAATTACAATTCCTCGGTTGGCGAAGGGTGCAGTCATACCGCCGAACCGTGAGTTTTTGGCCGTGCTGGGCGACCAGAAGAGCGGGACAAACATTGAAACGCCGCTGTCTACAATGGTACAGGCTTTCCGGCAAGCGATGTCGGATATGGGATACGGCGGAGAACAGACTGTAATTTTGCAGGTAGACAAGGACCAACTTGGCAAGGTAGTGTACAAGCTAAACAAGGCGGAAACCCGTCGTATCGGTGTAAACTTGGCGGGGGTGTGAGATGAGCTATATCAAGCTAAACGGAATAGAGTTTGATGCAGACGTGGCCATCTCGAAATACAACCGGAATTTCAACGTTCTGGACGGCGAGAACGCAGGACGAGTCATGACTGGCCGCATGGTGCGGGATATCATCGGTACATATATTGGCCACAAGCTGACTGTGTTCCGGCGGGGAGACAATTACCAGGGCTTGGATACCTTCTGGGATTACCTTGTAGAACACTCTGTGGATGACTCTGTAATGCTGGAGGCCGCTGATGGGCAGAGCATGATTTCCTATGAGGCATACTATACCAGCGCTTCCCAAGACATTGAGAATGTGGAGAGCGGCGTAAATTACTGGGGGGAGATTGAAATCAATTTTATCCCGATGGATGCACAGGTGAAGCCATGAGCAAGACTACAATTCTGTATAAGGATATTGGGCCGGGAGCGGCTGAAGATGCGTCTGTCAGTACAACAGAAGCAACAGGCTTTTCGGTGCCGTCCAAACTGGCTCAAGGCATTGAACCAGACCCTACAATCACGTTTGAACTGAACCATTGGGGCTTGAATGGGACATACATGTCTGTGGACAGCGAAGATGTTGCGTTCTGGTCGGTTGAACCGAGCGGAGTTGACTGCTTGTTCCAGAGCCCCCCGGCTATCACTATAACATTCGACCAGCAGTATTCGTCCGTAGGAATTACGCTGGTGTTTGACAGCGCGTCTGGAGATTACTGCAAGGCGGTCAATATTAAGTGGTATCAGGGGAGCACCCTAAAAGAAAATGTAGATTTCACTCCAGATGCGGCTACTTATTTTTGTCATAAGCAAGTTACGTCATACGACAAAGTGGTCATCACATTAAATAACACCAACCTTCCGGGACTGAGGGCCAAACTGGAGCATATTATTTTCGGGATCTATCGTTACTTCGATATGTCAGAGCTTCGGTCAGCATCCATTGTAAATGAAATTAGTTTACTTTCGACTGAACTTCCGATCTCTACTATGAAGTGGACGCTGGACAGCAACGATGATGTAGACTTTATGTTCCAATTGAAGCAGCCGGTGGAGGTTCAAAACGATAACAAATTGATTGGAGTCTATTATATCGACGATTATTCCCGTTCGGCGGCTACCGTCTACGATATCGAATGTTATGACGCGCTTGGGGTATTGGATGAAACACCATTTTCCGGCGGAGCATACCTGTCTGGTAAATCTGCAAAAGCACTGCTGGAAGAGATTCTAGATGGAGATTTTACCGTCGAGTATGACGATAACGTAACAGACACAACATTGATGGGTGTCCTTCAGGCATCCTCTAAGCGCGAGGCCATACAGCAAGTAATTTTTGCATGGGGCGTTTGTGCCTCCACTGATGGAATGGAGAGCATCCGTATATTTCGCCCGTCTGATGAAGCTGTAAATATCGTAGGAGACCGTACCTATACCGGTGTAACAGTGAGCACATCCGCAATTGTAACAATGGTATCAGTGACGGCACACACCTTTTCACAGGACGCCAATGGAGATGTAGAGGTCGGAGGCAACAGGTACAGCGACACAAAGACGGTTTATAGCGTGTCCAACCCTAATGTAACGGCCTCAGACAAACAGAACGTAATAGAAATCACAGGGGCCACACTGGTGTCTACTTCCATTGGTCAGGCAGTGGCACAGAGAGTATACGACTATTATTTAAAGCGGGATACCAGCAAGGCTAAGATTGTATGGCAGGGAGAGCGGCTTGGAGACCTGCTGACCTTGCCTAATTCCTGGGGTGGAACAAATACAGGGAATGTGGCAAAGATGGAGATTAAATTGTCCAACACTGTAGCGGCCAGCTGTGAGGCAATAGGGGTGTGACGTATGAGTGTTATTGACACGCTGATAACAGATCGGACAAAGGAAGATGCAGATCACTGGCAGGCGCTGCATGATAAAGGCTGGACCGGGATGACCGATGATGAAAAGGCCGAGTGGAGTAGCCCACTAAAGGGGGCTTACAATTATTCCGATTATAACCGCGTCGGCGAAGCGATGTGGTATTTAGCGGGAAAGTTCCAGGCGGCGGGCTATGCGGTCACGGTGACAAGCCGCACAGACTGGGCTGTAGGCGAGATACCGAGGCGGGCGGATATGGATACATATTTGGCAGATTTATCCACCCTGAGAGGCGCGCTGGCGGTGCTGGAGACCACACCTGAAACACCTGAGAGCATGGAGCTGCTGACCTGGGGAACGGCAAATAATATCGAGAAGATTCTGGTGGACATAGAGGCATTGCTGACCAGCATGAGCAGCGTGTTTCTGCGCACTGCAATGCCGTGGGCGATATGTGGTGGCTCCGGTTTCTATTTTGTGAATTGAGGTGATGATATGACAGATCGTGTGCCGACCCCCGGCAAAGAGGGGCGCGTAAAGCTGACGTTTGACGACGAGTCAGTACAGTACGCAAAGATAGAAATGGCGGACGAACCGACGCAGAAAGGTACGCCGCTGAATAAGGCGACGCTGTTGAGCGACGAAACAGCGGCATTGTATGAGTTCGGCGCGGAGGAAGAGCCCACTGTAGACGCTGCTTTGCGGCAGTTGCCATATAGAGTTGGCGATACATTGACCACTGCAAGGACTAACCTCGGGAATAACTGGAGACTTTGCAATGGCGCGGAATTGACCAGATCGTCATACCCTGATTTGTCGGATCTGATGCCTGCAGACATTAGCCGTACATCATGGAAAAATGGGTCAGCACCTCCGTTGACATCACTTATCAAGATGGTCTATGCAAATGGATACTGGGTGGCACTTGGAAACTACCTAAATGGGAGCACGTATTACGCCAGGTTGTGCTATAAAACGAGCATAACAGGATCATGGACGGCAAAAGATCTCTGGAGCGGCGAACGAGAAAACAACGCTCACAATGTTCTTAATGATCTCATATACCGCAACGGGTATTTCATTGTTATTGGCCAGTATTCGTACAAAGCCAGCGGAAGCCAGGGCTATACCAATGAGGCCAGGCTCGCGTATTCCACAACGATAAATGGGACTTACAAATTCAAAACGATCTGGTCAACTGCAAACTACGGATATTACAGCCAAGATCCGGTGAGCATCACCTATGGGAATGGATACTATGTTGTGTGCGGCAATCGTGGGAACTATGGCCAATCTTATGTGGAGCCGGTTGTCGCATACAGTACCAGTCTCAGCGGCACGTGGACGGTTAAAGCGATTGTATCTGTCACAGCGAACCAATATTCGTGCAATGCGCTTTTTGTTACCTACACGAACGAGTACTTCGTAGTGTGTGGGGAATCTCCCTCAAGCGACAGCGGCGCTACACATGGTGCAGCAATCTATTATGCAAAGTCGCCAAGCAGTACGTGGACAAAAAAAGAGCTATACACCGGGAAGAACCCATCGCAGATAGACTGCATTGTTTACGCAAGTGGTTACTGGGTTGCATCTGGTGTAACAAGCAGCGGCGATGTTGTCATCTACTACGGTTCAAACATTACCGGCGCGTTGACGAAACGCGTTATTGAAAGCTCAATGGAAACCGATAATCTTCGCTCTTACATTATATACGATGGAAAGGATTTCGTGGTGCTCGCGGCGAACAAATACGAGCTGTCAATCTGGTATAGGACAACGCCGACAGGAGCGTTCACAAGGAAACCCGTGCTATCGAACTCAAGCAGCAACAACGCGTTCGCACAATGCATCGTGTTTGCCAACAATCTGTATGTGGTAGATGGTGCGGCAACCTCTGCAGGTTTTATGTACGCAGACATTACAAAAATAAATCTGCCATCAATCTCATTGTCAGATGATGTCTATACCTACATGAAAGTATTGGAGTGATTGCACATGGAGATAACAACCCCTCTTTTGCCTGCAAAACGCGGTTATGTGGAGGTCATAGACGAAAACGGGGAGCATGTTTACCGGCGCATTGAGACGGAAGAGACCCGGAAAGTAGACACTCTCGAATCAGAAAAAGCGGACAAGACAGAGGCACAAGCGGTGTGGGAGAGCATGGCGGCGGCGATCCAGGAAGGGGTAGAGAGCGCATGAACGCGAGGGAAGTGACATTGGACGCACTGCGGCGGATAGGGAAGGAGCGGGCGCTGGACCTGCGGGGCCGCGGAGCGGAGCTGGACGGGACGGCGGTAATCGCGGAGGAGCTGTACGCCCCCGCGTTTGACCCGGCGAAGGATTACAGCGGGTGGCCGGTTGGAGCCCCTGTGCGGGACGGGGAGCAGGTGTACAAGCTGCTCCAGCCGCACAACGCCTCTACTTGGCCCGACCAGCGTCCGGCTGATTTGCCCGCACTGTGGAGCATCTGCTACACCAAAGACCCGGAGCGCGCAAAGCCCTACATGGCCCCCAACGGGACAAGCGGTATGTACATGACGGGGGAGTGCTGCACGGAGAACGGCGTCACTTACCGCTCTACCATCGACAACAACGTGTGGCCCCCGGCGGACTACCCGCAGGGGTGGGAGGCTGTTCAGGAGGAGAGCACATGATCATCAACGGGACGGCGATCCGTATGATCCGTGGGGACACGGAGGTGCTGACAGTGAGCTGTGAGCAGGAGGACGGCACTCCGCGTCCCTTTGTGGATGGGGATACGGTGTACCTCACGGTGAGCAGCATACTGCAAAAGCAAGTCACGGCGTTTACGGAGGCCGGCGCGGCAGTATTCTACTTTGGCCACGAGGAGACGAACGATATCCCGGCGTCAAAATACAAATACGATGTGCAGCTGACGGCGAAGGACGGGACGGTAACGACCATCATACCGCCCAGCGACTTTGTGTTGGAGGGGGATGTGACCCGTGAGTGAGCTGAAAGGCCGTCTCTCAGGCGGGGGTGCGCTGACTGGGAAAATCGGCAGCAGCGCGGGCGGCACATCAGATCATCGTTTTCTGTTGAACCGGGATGCAGAAGACCAGCATCCAATAGAATCAATCAGCAAATTGAAAGAGGAGCTGGAGCGAATCCCGCCGCCAACGGAGGCAATCACAAATTCTGAAATTGAGGAGATGTTAAAGTGAGTAAATATTTGGACAATGACGGCCTGCTGTATCTCTGGAACAGCAAAATCAAACCCTTGTTTCAGAAAGCCGTGAACAAAGAAGGGGACACAATGACGGGCCCCCTGACGCTTTCCGGCGCTCCATCGAATGACCTTCACGCCGCTACGAAAAAGTACGTGGATGACAGCGTGTCCTCGGCGGGGGGCGGGGATATGCTGAAAAGCGTCTATGACACCAATGATGACGGTAAGGTGGATAAAGCAGCGCTGGCTGACAAAGCAACGGACGCGGACACAGTAACCGGCTTTACGGTTGGCGTGAACGTTCCTGCCAATGCGAAATTCACGGATACTACATACGAGAACGCAAGCGGATCGTCTGCCGGGCTTATGAGTGCCGACGATTATACGAAGCTGTCTGCATTTGGTCCGGCGAGCAGCTACGCCCTGAAAACGGACATCTCTAGCGCGTACAAGTACAAGGGCAGCAAGCCCACCTTCTCCGCGCTTCCTGCAGACGGCAACAGCGTCGGAGATGTTTGGAATGTAGAGGATACCGGCATGAATTATGCATGGGACGGGAGCGCGTGGGACGCTCTGGGCCAGACCTTTGAAATCCAGTCCATTACAAACGGAGAAATTGATGAAATTACCGCGTGAGGTGTGCCATGAGCTACTTGGATGAAACTGGCCTGTCGTATTTTTGGGGGAAAATCAAGAGCCTTGTAAGCTCCAAAATGGACAAGTCCACCTACGACCCCCAGAACAAGGCGCAGGATGTGTTTGGGTATGTAGACAGCGTAGCGGAGGGATTGATAGAGTATGTGGACTTTACCGTTACCGACGTAGTGAGTGAAACCGAAGCTGTGGTCGTTGGGAACAAGACCTTTGATGAGGTTATGGCCCTGCTGAAAGCTGGGACGACGGTCATCGGGCGCATCGTGAACACAACAGAGATAGGAACTTTCACTACTCTCTTAACGGCTTACGATGCCTTTGATTCGGAAGAAACAGGGACATCCACCCACATCATTTTCTATAATGCCGCCAGTGATCCCTACACTTCGTTCTATCAAATTGTGACTATGTATGCAGCACAGTCGGTTCTTCGTATGTATAGTAGTCTGCATGTTCCTGAGTCTGATTTTGAATCGGACAACGGCAAAGTCTTAATGTCACAATTTGGGACCCCCGTCTGGTCTCCCATGCCCACGGCGGGTGAGCTGGGGGCGCTGCCCATTTCCGGCGGGACGATGACCGGCCCATTGACCCTGAGCGGAGACCCAACGGAGGATTTGCAGGCAGCGCCGAAGCAGTATGTGGATAAACTGGGTCTGCCTATCGTCACCACGGAAGGCGATGGCGCTGCATATACGGCGACCGTCCCCGGAATAACGGCTTTAACGGCTGGTGCGAGTTTCATAATGATACCGCATACGGTTAGTACAACAACTAATCCTACCTTGAACGTAAACAACCTTGGCGCAAAGAATATTAAGCGTGGGCTTAGTACGATAAGCACTTCTAACTCTATTGGAAATTCTTCAAATTGGCTGTCCGTTGGAAGACCGCTCCTTATGGTTTATGATGGGCTGTTATGGAAGGTTGTGAATATGACAAAGCCTGACGCTGCGGATCTGAATGGGACACTTCCGGTTGTAAATGGCGGCACGGGATACAATACGTTTGCGGATTCCACCTATACAGCCGCAAGATATCGCGCATCGGCGTTGTATAATACGGAAACCGCTCCGACCGTAAATGGCGTTATCAATTGGACGTATGAGTGAGGTGATACCATGGCGGGGAAAACTTTAATCAATGGTACTGCGTATGACATCACCGGTGGTACGTGTCTAAAAGATGGAACATCGTACAGCGTAAAAAACGGCAAGGTATTGATTTCCGGGACAGAATATGACATTTCGTTTTTATTGCCATCTGGTGCATTAAGTTTGTGGTCTAGCCCGTATGTAAATTGCGAAATAACTTGCATCGCCTATGGAAACGGATATTGGGTTGTAGGTGGGGTGCGATATGATGCGGGTGTTTATTACGCTCGCATTGCTTATGCGACCAGTCTAGATGGACCATGGACGGCAAAAAATTTGTGGAGAAATTCAACTAGTACTTTCGGTAGATATAGTTGCATCAACTGCATCACATATGCGAATGGGGTTTTTGTCGTCGGCGGAGGACAGTATTTGGATACAGCTAGTGAGTGGTATCCGAGAATAGCCTATACGGCATCGCCAAACCTTACGTGGACAATAAAGGACATATGGACAGGATATCGCTATGATACCATTACCGGTATCGCATATGGAAATGGCTATTGGGTTGTAGGTGGAATGTATGGTACGGGAAGTGTTTATTATGCCCGCATTGCTTATGCGACTAGTCTAGGCAGTACATGGACTACAAAGGATTTGTGGGGTGGCACCACCAGCTATAATTCAGTCAATTCAATTGTTTATGGAGGGGGATATTTTGTCTTATGCGGGTCAAGAGATGCAGGGAACACTCCTTACGCCAGAATCGCATACGCCACAACACCGACCTCATGGACGCAAAGCGACTTATGGTCAATAAGTTCCAATTATAACAGTAGTTTTAGTGGCATTGCAGCCGTAGACATCGCCTATGGAAATGGCTATTGGGTAGTATGCGGAACATATGCTAATAGCGATACAATATATACTCAAGTTGCTTATACAAAAAGTCTAAGTGGAACATGGACAACAAGGACTTTATATGTTACCGAATATACTTATTGCAGACCAACATCTATTGCGTATGCAAATGGAGAATGGGTAGTTTGTAATAGATACACTGATAATGGCAGTAGATTTTATGGGCATGTTTGGTATGGCAATTCCCCAAGTACTATTACCAATCTAAAAAGCGTGTGGGGTTCTGTTTCCGGCAATGAGGGCGTATATGCGGTTGCTTATGCGGATGGTTATTTAGTGGTTGGTGGGATGCATTACGATGGCACTGCGTACAATGCTCAAATTGCATATGCTTCAGCACCAGACAAATTACCGACTGTCACATGATATGTTGTTGAGTATCAATTCAATAAAAGGAGGCAACATTAATGATTTATGTAAAAGTAAATGAAACCCTGTACCCTGCCAGTATTGCGGGTAAAATGTCCGACAAAGAGTGGGACGGACGAGAGAGCAAGGCTATCACACTGGAGGCTAATTTCGACACTGTCAATACTCTACTCCAGGATGGTACGCCTTGGAGCATCGTAAGTGAAGATTCCGTTCCGGCATATGACACAGAAGGTAATCCGGTTCATAACGAGGATGGCGAACCTGTTTACGAAACCCGGCAGGAGGAGTTCGACAACTCCGAGTTCTGCATCCGTGGCGACCTGACCGTCCATGTGGACGGTACCTGTACGGTAAAGATGGGCAAGCCTACGGACCTGGAAGACGCATATGAGATGCTGTATGGAGGGATTTAAGAATGAGCGCAAGGGCAAAAGCGATGGCGAACCTCTACCGCCGCAATAAGGTCACAAAGGACGGGCTGAAGCAGGCGGCTGAAGACGGCGTGATTACCGCCGCCGAGTACGCGGAAATCACCGGAGAGGCATACTAAAAACGCCGTCCTTGCGGGCGGCGGGAACAGGCAAAGTATGCGCACAACCTCATTCACATAAAACAAAAAAGGAAAGGAAGGAAAAGCAATGAAACTGCACAGTTACATCAACGAGATTCTGGACATCGCCAAGGCGGAGCACATGAGCATGGACGTAGCGGTAAACATGTTTCTGGCGAATGTGAAAAACGCCGGAGACTCCAGCCTGCCTCATTACAAAGGGGCGGACCATGTGGACTATGCCGCCCTGAAG